CGTATGCCATACTAAATAAACATAATTAGATGGAATAACTACTTCTTGTCCACCAAAAACTCCCTCGAATCTCTTCTTATACCAAGTACCGTTGCTAATATAAAAAACATCAAGATAATCATAATTAGTTTCAGTTTCACAATTAGCATTAAACTTAACCTTAACAGGAGCGGTCAATCCTGTACGAATAAGATATTTTTTATCATCACTATTAACATAAGGATGGGCAGTTTCGGGGTAAGATATAGAAGCTTTACTATAAATATAAATTTTTCCATTGGTTGATGTATCTTTAAATGTTTTACCTATACTTGAATTATTAGCAATTGAAGTATTCCAGTTATAAGCGGGAGCATTTCCCATAGTAGGAACATAAGCACCTGAATAATCTGTGTTTTCAAGTTTAAGTTTTGCTCCTCCTGTCATTTGTAAATCGCCTGTATCTAAGTTCCAAAAATTCTTATTAACTTGGTCAGCCAATATACCAGCAATTATCCAATTAGCGGTCAATTTATACAATGCTAAAGTATTAAGAACAGCATTACCATTTCTATCAATACCACCCGTCCAAGTTGTTGCTACACTTCCTGAATATTCACCTAAATCTGAATTACCTGAATCGGTACTATAAAAATATCCAGAACCAGCATCTTTAGCAACAAAACTATGCAAAGTAAATTTAGCACTTCCATCAGGCCAATATGTAATTTGATGGTCACTCTCATAATAAATATAAGAACCATCTTGTTGTAAAACTCTAGCAGTATACATACCACTTGAATTTTGAGATAATCTGTTCATTCGCTGTACAGATTCATCATATGAAGATAATTCATTATCTGTATGCCTATTTGCTTCTACCACAGCTTTTGCGGCTTCACTTGTGTATGAGCCTTGCTGTCTTATAATAGATTCAGCTTTACATGCTATTTGAGTAAATCCACCGGTGGTAAACTGTACATCATTTATGATTGTTTTATGAGCAACACCTTTAGTATCAATTACAAGTGCCATATCACCCGCTTCAATTAACGGGTCACATGCAACCTTACAACTGAAAATTCTAAATGTAAAATCATTTAACTTACCTGCTAAGTGATTTGCAATTGTGCTTTCAATACCTTCACATAAAGGATTATTTTTAACTTCAATAATGTACGAATAATTGTACTGATGTGAACTTAATCTTTCCACAACTGTTTTATCATTGATAACTCTTACTCCAGTTATAGAAATATCATATGTTCCTATCTGAAAATTTTTATAGGACTGGATTATATGATAATCTTCAACATCAGTAAAAGCTCCACCATCATAATGTGTGCTTTCACTGAATGTAAAATCACCACCATCTGCTGTATCACCATCTGAATAAGGAGTTGTAGTAGTATCAAATGTTCCGCCGTCAAGTCCATCTTCATCAAACACTGAAAAATCATACCACTTAAATTTTAATAAGCCAGTAGGGTCAATATAAGCATTATATCCAGCGGCTATAGCAACATAACCTATGAGCTGTCGCCATGTTACATTTGCATCTATCTTACTTGTATCAACCGAAGTATTATATAAATCAAAATTACCTGTTGCATCAAAAGTAGAACTTCCTAAACAAGCTGTACATGCCAAGCTTACAATTTGTTTGAAAGTTTTAGTACCTGTAAGATTATGTTTCTTATCAAATTTATAAGTTGCATCCACACCACTGAATCTTATTACAGCTCCGGGAGTTGCATCTGTTACAACCGTAAATTCAGATATTACAACATGTTTAAGTGTATTTGAATTTATTTGAATAGATTCTTTTAAAATAAATCTGCTCATGTAAAAATCATAATCATCAAATTCACCCGTTGTATTATCTATGCAAATATTAACTGTCTTGCCAATAAACGAACCAACACTAAAAGAATTGCCATCAGTGGTTTTATCAGTAAAAGTATTACCGCTTACTCTAAAATCCGATGGTCCTAAAGTTTTGGTTCGCCCATCTGTGAATGTAAATGTTGCATAATTTACAACTTTTGCTCCGTTATGTAATGCTAAAACATAATCCCGGTCAGCTATTCTCATATCTTAACTCCTTATATAGGATTTACTGCAATAAAGTTTATTGATAACCCTTCCCACTTCTCTCCTTCATCTGTTATTCTAACACAATTTACACTATAGTTAGAAGCATAAAATCTTTTATTTATCCAGCCTTGAAAAATATCAAAATGATGGAATTCAAAATCAGGTTTATTTATACATGCGTTTAAAATAGTCTTTACTTCTTCTGTGGATAATACTCCCCATGTCATATCATATTTAGCAATGGTTCCCATCGGAGTATTATGCATAACCAAATCTTGTGTTCTATCAGAATCTTCGGTTGAAGTTGTTGCAAATTGTGGCTTGTATGTTATCGGTGTTCTGATTTCAACTCCATCTATACTATATCTATCGTTCATATCAACCTCCTGTTAATTCAAATATATTATTGCCCGAACTCATTTGAATTACTTTACCACCTTCTACCACAGCTTGTGCAAGCGTTACATTATCAGGAGATACTATCTTTATAACTGTACTATTATTCTCGCTATTTCCTGTATTTCCATTAAACTCACGCATAACTTGTCTGAATGCATCAATCATTGTTGAAAGAGGTGTTTCAATGTTTGTACCTGACTTCTGGTCACCGAGCATTGCTAAGAACTCTTTATTCGGAGGAATAACAGCTCCTTGTGCTAACTTAGGTATTGTTACATGATTCAATTTAGGTAAGCTCAAATCAAATTTCTTACCACCTAAATCTCCAGGAACCCAATCAGGAATTTCAAAGTCAAATGAGCCTAACTTCTCACCCATTGCATTGATTCCATCAACTATTCCGTTGACCATTTTTTCTATCGAACTAAGCACCGCATTTATAGGCGACTTAATTCCATTTGCTATACCTTGTACAGTATTAATAACTGTTGATTTAATACCTTCAAATGCGGACGTTATGCTGGATTTAAAGCTATCCACATTTGATTTGATTTCATTGAACTTGGATGTCCAGTTACTCTTAAATGTTTCCACATTTGATTTGATTCCTTCAAATGTGCTTGATACATTGGATTTAAACGTATCTATAACTCCTTTCACATTATTGAAAGAAGTGGACGCATTGTTCTTGAAGTTGTCAATGTTGGTCTTAATATTATCAAATTTATTTGACCATTCAGATTTAAGATTTTCAGCTTTGGTTTTTACGCCTTCAAAGTTTTCAGATACCTTATTTTTAAGCTCTTGCACTTTATTTGAAATATCTGTTTTCTTCTCACCTACGGTAGAAGCAAATTCACCAAATTTTGTTTTTATATCTGATACTTTACTAGCAATCGTGGAACTCATAGTGGACATATCAACACCAACACCAGCTCCGATTGTATTGAACTTTAATCCAACTTCATCCATCTTAGAAGCAACGGTATCTTTTAATCCAGAAATAGCGGTTGCAACTGTTTCTTTCTTCTCATTAACTTTCTCACCGAATGAAGCAACTTTTTCTTTGGCATTATCAAATACTTCTCCAGCTTTCTCTTTGAAGTTTTGAAGATGTTCTCCTGTTCTTTCTGCAAAAGTAACTGCGGTATCTTTTATTAATTCAAATGTTCCACTTATTCCTGAATAATGCTTATACAATTCTTTATCATTCGGGAATAAGAATGCTCCAATCTTCTTTCCAATTTCAGCTCCGCCAAAGAATGCAACAACACTTCCAACAATAGCCGCTCCTGCTGTTGCAACTGCACTTGCTCCACCAGCGGCAAGTGTTGTTCCTAAATCTGCTGTAAAGAATGAACCAATTGATTGCATTGCATAAGCTAATCTAGGAATTACAATAGGCATAATCTGAGCACTTAAAGAAGAGAATGCCGAACTTATTAACTGTAATAAACCTCTTAATAATATAGGTGCTCCTTGTGCTAATAATCCAGGAATAGCTCTTGCAATACCTACAATAACAACTGCTTCAAGAATTACTTTAAGTGCTGAAATTAAATCTTCTTTGTCCACATTATCAAAGAATCCTCGAAGTAATTTCTTACCCTCTTCTTTAAGTGTATCTTTATTCTCTTCCCAAAATCCCTTAGCAACATCAATGGCAAGGTCAATAATACCTGCAAGCGTTTCTCCAAGCTCTTGTGTATCAACTTCTTCAAAGAATCCATTAATCATATCTGTTAACGCCTGTACAATATCTTTAGCATCTAATTGCTTAATGAAATTATGCACAAACGTTATAGCTGATTGTATTATTGAACCAATAGCTCTTCCAACATCTTGCCAGTTTATCTTTCTGATTGATTCCATTAACTGCTGTCCAATATTCTTGCCTAAATCAACCCAATTTACGGTTGAGAAAAATTCATAAATGCCAGCGGTTATAGTATTAACTGCATTAGAAATAAAATTGGAAATATTATCCCAATGGAAGTTTTCAATAAATGAATTGATAGCTTCTGCAATACCTTGTAAACCTGTTACAACGGTATCTTTGATTAAATCCCAATCAATGTTTTCAAATAGACCATTAAATGTATCTGCTATAAATTCACCGATAGAATCCCAATGCAAATTATGTACAAATTCATTTGCAAAATGGAATATTGTATTGAGTGATTGAGCTATAGTATTTCCGATATCATAACCTAATCTTTCAACTTCAACAAATCCATTAATCAGTGTTGCTAAACTCTTACCAAGTTTACCTGCTGTAGCTTGAATCTTATCCCAAGGAATAGATTCTAATAATCCTCTTAAATCTTCTCCAAGTTTTCTGCCAAGCTCTGTAAAATCTCCAAGCTCCCACATTTTCTTGAGCTTTTCAATTAAATCAAGCATGCCTGAATCAATAGGCATTTCTTTAAATCCTGCACCAGCTCCAGCACCGCCACCTGAATCAGTATCTTTATTGCTTTCAAATTTATTTATTTCATCAAGCGGAGATAAATAACCCTTTAAAGCCTTTTCTGCTTTCTTAGCACTTCCAGCAGTTTTATCCAAACTCTTTGCATAGTTGGCTTGAACTTTTGTTGCAACAAGATAAGTTTTCTGTCCTGTAAGTGCGGCAATAAACTGTGATATTCTCTGTATCGCAAGTGTGATTAAATCAATGATTTTTGTAATAGCAGGAGCAAGTGAATTTATCAGCGGGACAACCATTGCTCCAACACTATTTTTCAATGTTGCAAGTGAAGATTGTAAAGCACTGATTGATTTATTTAATCTTCCGTTCTCACCTTCCCATAATACTACAGACTTAATACCATCGGCTACAGCGGTTCTTAATTTTCTAAACAGAAAATATAGCGACCGAATACCGAAACCGTACTTTAAGATTGTGGTAATCCCTCTCTTGAGGCTTCTACTAAAGTCATTGTGTGAACTTGAAGCTCTCTTAAAATGAGAAGGTATAGAAGCTATTGTGGAAGCAAATTTCTTTGCACTACTAACAGCACTTTTAAAAATATTCACCATATCTTTAAAAGTGCTTTTAATAGAATTACCAAGTGTACGCATTATCCTACTTAAGGACTGCATTACAGATTGTAACCTGGTTGCTTGAACACTTACTCTGTTTTCTGCATCAGCTTGTTCATTCCATCTTGTAAGTAATAATCTTGATTGATTATTAACATTGGCTAAGCTATCAGCCACTTTAGAATACTGCTCTGTATCAGAACCTAAAGTAAATGCTTTACCCGTATCAATTAAATCTTGTAATTCTCCCTTAGCATACTCAATTGTATTTTCAAGCTCTGCGGCAGCATATTGCATGTCCTTCATTTTTTGTGGACTTATCTTTCGACCTGTTTCCACAAAACGTTCTTCCATATCACGCAACTTATTTAACTTATTTTCCGCTTGTGCAATTTGAGCTGATATTTCCTTATACTCTTGTGTGGGAATTTTAGTAGATTCCAGCTTTTTAAGTTGGTCAGAAAGTTGTTGTGCTTTCGTTACGGAAGCACTCATTTGTTTCTTTAAACTTTCCAAATTTTTATCAAGCTGTTTACCAGATGATTTATCAAAAACATCTTTGATAGCTCCCTGTAATTCGCTTGCTGATTTTTTTATATCATCTGTTGATAAATCAACGCTTAATTCGATATCAGTAGGACCTGGCATATTTAACTCCCTTTATTCCAAACACTCTTAATAAATTCCTCATACTCTTTATCAGCTTTGTTATTGATATTCTTGAAGTATTTTGGATTTTCGTGTTGAAATTTTCTCTCATACTTTTCAAGCTTCTCACCAGTAATAATTTTATGTCTGATACTAACAATACTAGCAAGAGGAGATTCTCCAATTGCTAAATAATATCCCATAAAAGTCCACCAGTGCATATAAGGAACGCTTCTTATTTCCTGACCTGATACTTTATTAATTGCGGAACATATCAATTGTGAATCTTCTTTCCAATCAATCAGTTTCGGAGATTTCTTTTCATCTTCTTGATAATCACCACAATTAAAAAACACATACATCTGTTTTATTAGCTGTTCCAATGTATCTGTATCCAGCTCATTTAATCTCTTCATGCATATTTCAAATCTGGCATTTTCATCCTCTATATCATCAGGAATATCTTCACTGAAATAAGCATAAAAAATAATTAAAGCTGAAAAAATTCTTATCTGTACATCTAAATCTTCATCACTTAAAGCAACAAAGCAATCCAGCACCATCCTATAATCACCTTGATTCTGAATAGCGTAGGATTGCCCGTTTACTTCAATGCTTGTGGGTATATCGTACATTTACTTCCTCTTCTTTGTATATTTGCTTGTATGCTTGGTAATGTTCTTTTTCAAAGCATCATATTCTTTGGTAAAGTTTTTATCATACAAATCAAGCAACTTTTCAATTACATATTCAAACCTGAATTTGCCATTGAATAAATCATACATAGAACCATCCGGAGCTGTCTTATCTGCAACATCTGAATCAAACACATAATTAATAAGCTCACGCATCTTACCATCAATTACAAAAAGTTGCTCTATGGCCTTATCATGTGTTTCTTCATTAGTTTCACCAGATTTTATTTCATCTTGAGCTTCATTCACAAAACTTAAAAGCTTCGGATAAACTTCTTCAAGTCGCTTTAAGATGGTTAAATCGGAAGTATTCAATTCAATAACCCTGTTATTGTCCCTATCCAATCTGAATCTCTTTTTCCGAGTTTCTTTTATCTCAATATCAATGATATCGGATTCATCAATGGGAACGTTATTTTTAACTTCGGTAGCTGTTATCATGAAAGTTGTTCCTCCTTGTTTTTATTAAGCATCTGCTGTAAATGCAAAATCATCTGTAAGCTTATCAACTGTACCAGTGGTAAGATTGTTACTGAAGTAAAGCGATATAGGCATATTAACGTTAACATCACCACCAATACTGTTGGGAGTGATTGTACATCCTTCATGCTTAACTGCCTCATAACCATTTGTTGAATTTCCAAGAAACGCATCAATAACATAAACCGTGAACTGGTTAAGCTCTGAAAGTCCATTCCTGTTCATTACATCAACAAGCAATGCGGCAAGTCTTGAACCACCCATAACAAGGAACGGGTCAAAGTCTTGCTGAGGCTGTGTTTTGTTCAGGTCGGTATAGTTGTATCCAAGAATATCAGTGGAAGTTGCAATATCACTGTTATATTCTATTGAGCTATCTTCTGTTCTCTTACCAAGAATCTCACGGTGTTGAGTACCAGAAGTTCCTTCACCCTCTTCCCATTCAACAACTGTTATGAGAAGCTTTCTTTCTGCTCTCTGACCGTCCTGTAAATTAATTGTTTTAGGTACCGGAAACATATTCTCTCCTCCTTAATATAATGTTTTTGTTTTGTCCAAATAATCAATTTGAACTGTTACGCTATACTTACCCAATGCGGGTGTAACGTTGTTATCAATGCCATTTAAGTTAGGATTATCAGTGACCGTCCTGATTTCATCAATAACACATTTATCTCCAAAATTTGGAAAATTTCTTGCATCATTTTGTGTATCAATCCAATCAATGATACCCTGTACATCAAGCATATTTTCAACGTTTTCATTGCTATATAACACTGGCGGTTCACCAGGTATAAACGCTAAAGGATTCGGCGTCATTGACCTAAAATCTTGAATAGTAAATGCAAATCTTTTCTGCACACTTCCATCAATATATGGTCTGTTCATTGCCTTATCATTAGCGATTGTAACGATATCTTTTGTGCCGTCTTTAGCTTGAATGCAATTAAAGAAAACCGGATTATCTCTTATCGAAGGACAGGTTAACAGATATTCAATTATTGCGGTATTTTTATCAACCATATAGCTCCTTCATCTTTCTCTGTATAATCTGCTTTACGCCTTCTTTAAATTCATCTCCTTTTTCTGCCATCATGACTTCATTCCATAAAGCTGTTGCTTGCGGATGATAGTCTAGTGTGTGATTAAATCCTACGCCATAATATTGATATCTTGCATATGGTTGAATATATCTTACACATCTTGGTTCCACTTCTGCTGTTTGAGATAGTGGTCCATTTAAAAACGGAACGTATGGGTCACACATCTTTCTAAGCAAATTATGAATCTCAAGCATTACTGAATCATCATGTAAGATTGCATTCAGCCTACCTGCTATCGCATCCTCATCCACTTTTACACTGACTTTAACATGTGCCATACTTAAATACCATTTACATGATAATGCTTTATTCCAAGTCCGTTTCCTGTGTTATCTCCAACCTCTTGTATAATCAAGCATCCTTGCAATGCTTTATACTTCTTTAGTAGGTCTGTAGAGCGGCTACCAGGCGTTGTTTCGCTGATTTCATCACTCACATCACCTAACACTATGATATCTCCCTGTTTAAGCGTAAAATAGCTTGGTTTTAAGTCATTACTTAATGCCGCCCACTCATATGGAGCTAAATATTCAGCTTTGATAGGAATCCTGCACAAAATATTATTGGTGTCTAATTTCACATTGTTGAGATTAACAGTTTCTCCAACACTCTTATAAAAGCATCCATCAACTGTGTGCCTGTACCAGCTGACAAGATGGGTTAATTCATCTTCATGTCGGTTATAAACTGTTATTGTTTTGTCCCACCAATCTGGATAATTACTCACCTTTGTATAACCCTCTGTACAGAACTTTCCTACCTAAGCTGTCAACAACACTTGATAACGCCATCTTGATAATGTTATCAATCTTGGCTTTCGCATTGTCCATTAACTCTTGAGCACTTAGCACATTATAACTTCTTGAAACACCATCATTTGATTCAGAAGCTATTCCTGCTCCTGTTGTTGATATCGTACCATCTGAACCTACTGTTCCACTGCCATCAATTCCTGATTGCAATGCTATGTACTTAATCAACATATACACACACTTTTGTACATCTTCGGAGACGGGTGTTACATCTTTCAGCCTGTTAAAAGTGTACCAATTAACAAGTGCTTCCGCTTCCATTTCACAATCAGAAAAAACGGCTTCTGATAATGTACCACCTAATGTTTGATATTGTGCATAAGTTAAATACATTCCCATCCACCGTCCTTCTTGTTACTCTGATTTCTTAGCTCTTGTTGACTTCTTCGGAGCCTTAAGTTTTTCAACTTCTGCTTGGAGATTATCTCTCTCCTCTTCAAGCTCCTCATACATCTTTACAAGCTTATCATAGTTTTCCTGCATTTCTGCAAGCTCTTTCTTTACTGCTTCAAGCTCTTTATCCTGCTTCGGCTGATTATTTCCAGCAAGCTGATTCTTTAAATTTGCTATTTCAGCAACCTGCTCCGTATAAAGCTTCTGTAATTCAGCTTTATCGGTGGGGACAGCTTTCTTTAACACTGTCCCCGCTTCACTTGCTATACTATAACCTCTTGCTAAATAATCATCAACACGATTATCAGGAATGCTTATAAGGGAATTTCCCTTAATCACCATAGCCATAGTTTGTTCTCCTCTTAGCTTTGATTAAGCTGTCCTCTTATAGTAAGTCTTGGTTCCATCAACCGTAGTATCTGTTGAATACTTGTACTCATCCGATGTACCAACCTTCTCACAATATCCCTGCTTAGAAGGATTACCAGTAGGACTAGCAATTGAACTGAAGGTAGGAGTGGTTACGTTGAACTGTAATGCTCCCTGACGCCTGTTGAGGATGAATGCATCATCATAAGATTCCTCATAGTAGTTCCACTTGTTCTCACTCATTGCTGAAGGAGGGTCAAGTCTAACTGCCTCGTAAATCTCAGGCGTGATGATTGCTGAAGGATGGCACATGAACATCTTTATGCTACCTGCCATTGCAACAGGCTTCCAGCCAACTGTAAAATCATAAAGTGTCTGCATCAGTTCCTGAGGAACAGGGATGATTTCAACACCATCAAGTACATTAAGACCACGACTTATTCTGCCGCTGTTGTTCTGTACATTGATTGAACGTGTCCACCTTGCTGTGTTCTCAAACATCTGCATAACTTCATAAGTTACATAGAGAATCCTGCCCGTAAGCGGAACCCTTGCATTGTTCATGTTCAACTGCATCTGGTCGAAGATATCAATAACATTATTTACCGATACTGCGGTACTATCAGGAGTTGCTCCCTCATAACCCTCACCAGCTATATCAGTGGTGTACCTGTAATAAAGTCTTGATATCAGATAAGCATCCATTTCCGGGAACTTCTGGAACTGGTTGTAAGAATCAGTAATAGTACCGATTGTTGCAATCCTTGATTCCTGAATATCCTGAGGATGTACAAGTGTTGACCACTTTCTGAAATGCTCAAGGGTCTTGGTCTCCCAACTATTCTCATAGTTCCTTTGAGCTAATGCGATGGTATCACGGTCTGCATCAACACGACCTGTGGTATCAACGTGCTGAATCTTGATGGTCTTAGCATCAACCCACTTATAACGCCTATCATTCTCAACGCTTCTAAGCTGATTGAAATAGAGTACATAAGGGTAAGCTTGTCCAAGCTCTCTCAGGTACTCGGTTGCATAATTGAGTGCGGACATGTAAGTTCCGCCATTGTTTGCAGGTGCACTTGGCATAATTATTTACCTCCTTAATAAACTTATTGCTGTGTTTGAGGAATAAAACTAAAACCAAAGCTTTCTTTACCCGACGGTGCCTGATTTCCACTTTCTCCCGGTGTCTGTTGTGCAAACATTGGAAGATTAGAATTAGGCTGTTGCGGTTCTTGCTTATCAGGTTCTTTGTTCTCTTCCTTAATAAACGCTGTTTCATTGTCTTTGCTATACGCATCATCAAAATCCTTGATGCCAAGTAATTCGCCTTTCTTCAACTTAACATCTTCTGAATCTTGCATTGAGCGTATATAATCACGCTTGGCGGCATCACTTGTAAAGTGCTTAGTTGCCGCATGTTCTTTGATGGCAAAATCTCTAGCCTGCTTATCAAGTTTGATTTGGAATGCCTTTGTATCCTCTTCATACTTGCTTTGTAATGCTGTTAAATCAGCGGATACCGTTGATAACTTTTCAGCATCATTACCTGCATCTTTCAGCTGGTCCTTTAAGCTTGCCAGGTCTTTGTCACGGTCGGAAAGTGTGTCATTTAATGTACTTATTTGCTCTTCCTTAGCTTGTATCTCGGAGTTATGCTTACTCACTGAAATATACTTGCCTTCGGATAAATCTGCAAAATTCGCACCACCTTCCTTTGCTTTTGCTTGAAATTGTTCAAGCGTAAGGGTTTCGGCATCTT